ATTGATGTGGCCTACACCCAAGAAGATGGACAAAGAGTGAGCGCCATGTATCGTCGCATCGGCTGGAACCAGGCGCCCGCAGAGGTGGTTGCTGAGGTCATGGGCGCACTCGCCCGCGGCCCGCAGACCGTCGCAGGACGGCTAAACCGCCGGTCCTCTTAGTTTGTTCTGCAGGCAAAGCCTCACCGGCCACTAGCGCCGCCGCAGCACCCGGCAATCCTTTGTCTCGCACAATCCGCAGGAGAGTCATTAGGTCCTCTCGAGTCGTGCCGCCTTTTGTTTTAGCGGTTTGCTCGTAGAGCTTGAGCAACTCTCCTGCTGGATCTTGTGCGGCCTTACTAAGTGCAGCACGCTGTGCCTCGGGTAGCTTGTTTACTTGTTCCAGCATCTTCCTGGTAACCGCACCGCTACCTGGCGCCTTTTCCCATTCTTGACTGTAATCAACGTAATCGCTGATATTTTTTGTTCGCACTGGTTTTGATGATCCTAACCGCGAACCTAAAACATTCAGATCTTGTTTCGATGGGCGCTGTCCCCAGTTGAGTAGCGCTACACCTCGACCGGTGTCAGCCAAGGCACTTTCAGGACCCTGTAGAGCAGCCGATAGCCCCATCTCTTCCGCGCCGGCTTTCTTCTCCAAGGGGAAGAATGCGCTTGTGCCTCGAGAAGAGGGTATCTGTACGTTCCACGGCGACCCACGTTGCGCGGTGAGCGCCCCTCGCACAGCCTCGGCAGCGGTCAGCGCCTGCGATTGCCTTGCCGGTACCGTTAGCCCTTTGGTTAATGGCACTTCAACGCCGGCTGCAAAGCCAGGCTGCGTTTCCATTGCCAAGCGTCCAGTAGTTGATGGGCCACCAAGATAGCCACCAGCAAACGGGATTTGACCTTCCGGTCTGTATGCGCCCGTCATGCTGCGTGTCTCGAGAGACGGCAACCCAAGCGAAGAGTGCAAGACATCACGCCCTTGGATGTCCTTAAACGCGCCTGCAGCCCTCGAGCTGAAGTTCTGTCGGGAACCTATTGGAGCCTCAATCAAGTCCTCGAGGTGGCCGGTCTTCGCGCCAGGAATGTATTCCGGTGTGGCATAAGCAAACGCACTGGTGGGACGTTGCTTAGGCATCACAAAGGTCTTGGCGCGGCTCTCCATTTCCCTGGAGCCTTTCAGGCCCTCAAGACGTTCAGCCACGCGCTCCAGTTCTCGTTGCTCACCCATCGACAGATCCATCCTCGGCGTGCCCCACTGATGTGGGCGCAAACGCTCGAGCTGGCCACCGTATCCGCCTTGCTCAAGAATGCCGGCGTATTTCGGATCGCGTAACAGCGTAGAGAAGTCTGGCGTACCGCGAACCGCTTCTGGCGTCAGTAGGCCGCGCTGCAGGATCTCTCGAGCGGGTAGCCCGGTTCTAGCCTGCATCTCATAAAGAGGCATGAATACAGACCAGGTAGTTTCCTGGGCTTCAGACGGCAGAATGTTGGCCATCTGGCCAGCCTCACGCATCCGAGCACTGGTTGCCATATAGCCTGGCGTCAGGCCAGGATCGCCGCGGGCAATCTGGATCGCTGTCGGACTACCACTGAATAGATCTTGCCGCACCCCTAAGCCACTGGCCATCCAGGCATCATTGGTGACCTTGTATACGTCATCGGCAAGATTGCGATAGAACGAATCAACCTTTGGCCCTGACAGCGTAACCTTGGTTGGGTCAGCCGCACTGAGAGAGCGCACGGCGTTGTTGACCCAGGCATCAAGCACCGATTGCTCACCCTTCGAGCCGGCAACCGATCTACCCATAATCTCTTTGATTCTGGTTGGATCGGTTGGTCGCCCCGCTCCAGTCCAGTTCTTCCAGACATTCAACGTATTGAGAAGGTTCATCTCAACCGATGTCTGAGGAGACAACGATGCTAGCAGTGACGCAAACCGCGGCGCGTCATCCCCAAATACGTCGATTAGCGCCTGGGTGCTAGCCCGATACCAGCCCCGTTTGGGTTCGCCAGCCTTGGCTACGCTTGATACTTGGTGAGTCTGCGGCAGAATCTGTAACAGGCGATCGACCTCTGCTACACCGTCGCCTGATTGAATAATTTTTGAGACTTCCTGCGGCGTCATAAAGGTAGACGCTTCACCGAACCGCGGGTATTGCTTTTTCAGTTGCTCAAGCTTGTCTAGCTGCTCAGGCGTTAACGTTTCCATTTGAGCCTGGCGCAATTCAGCACCAGTCTGGCCTCGCACCGGTTCTTTCGCTGGCCTTAACGCGCCAAATAATTCTCGAGCCTTTTCTACGCCGGTTTTAATTGCCGCTTTAACAGGCTCTTTTGCGCTACCGCCCTTACTGAAGTTTTGCTCTGGCTTTAATTCCCCGCCCAGAAGCGCTTTAACGCGGTTACGCAATGCTTCGACATCACCGCCTTCTGCGTACCGCTGTTCCCTGGATTTCATATCATCTTTCTCCGCGGAGAATCGTTTTGCACGGCGTACCGCTCGAGATAAGCCAGCCGCAGCCGGAACAAGGCCAAGTAAGCCAAAGGTGCCCTCAACCCCTGCCCCAATGATATCCCCGCGCTCTCCAGCCTCACCTGCCCGTTCCAAGCCTCGGATCGCTTCCTGTGTGTAAATGGGGAGCATGGCTGTGGCGGCAATGGGATTAACTGACGCAGCAATATCCGCCGCGCCAAAATTCAATGGCAAATTACTATTCGGACCGCCTATGAGGGTTTGCGCTCTTTTACGGGCCTTATACCGATCCGCGCCCATTGATTCAAAAGACGACTGCAGCTTTTCAGCTAGCATTTCCCTAATGGTCGGATCGTAAGGCTTAAGCTCGTCTGGCATAAGCTCACCTTAAGTTTGCCAAATCATACTCGCCGTTACTGCTCGCGTCTATTTTATACAGTCGGTTGCGGCTACACAGCATATGGATTGACCCGGCGCTGCCTACCGGTGTCTGCGTAATCATCCTCGTCCCAGTCGTCCTGCGGCGGCGGATCGATCTCGAGCCAACCGCCATCCCGCAAGTATCTCAGCGCCTGGGTGCAGGCATCCACGAAGTCGTCATGCGTCGATTCGGGGAAACTGCAGATCTGGCTGACGAACCCCTCGGCCCAGTCCTTGACGTAACCCTTCCGGCGATCGGACTCGGGCACCCACACCCGTCCGCGGGCGATGATATTCGAGACAATGTTAAGTCGCTGGGTCTTGTCGGCATTCCCTGGGTTGTACGCCCGAACCGGTAGGTGCGCCCGTTGCAGGTCTTGGATCAGGCTGATACCGGCCGACTTATCTTCCACCAGGATAAGGTCCACCCGTTTCCGGTTCTTGCCCTCCCCGAATACAGTTTCGTACTCCTCGATCACCTTTGGTCGGAGATCCGGGTACTGCAGCCGCTCCTGCCAGCAGTCGATCACCATTGCCGACATCGGGCCATCAACCGGCTTGAAGACGCCAAAAGTTATTGCCGCAGTGGGATCGCTCGCTGTCTTATCTGTATTAGCACAGTCGTAGCTCTGAATGATGTACTCGAACCTGGGGAACTCCCGGCCAGAGGGCCAGAGGCGGAACCATTCCCGCTTGACGATGCCGCCCTCCTCGGGGTCGATAATCTCTGCGTATATTTCTTGCTTGCCTAGCCTTGTGCCCTCATATGCCAGGATCTGGCGCTTGAAGTTCTCACTGAGGTTGTCGATGTTGGCGTAGGTGCTGGCGGTGGTTAGCGCAACATCCTCGCCCTCTCTACCCATCAGCTCGAGGATCAGGTCTTTGGGTCGCGGGGTGGTCGTGCAGATCAGGCGGGTCTTTTTGCCTAAGCGCATACCGAACTGCATCATGTCCCAGGCGTCTTGGATGTACTCCCATGCTGCAAGCTCGTCGCACCATCCTCCGTGGAACTGGGGACCGCGGAACCGCTCCGGCTCACTAGCTGGAATGCCTTTGATCAGACTACCGTTGATCAGTCGCAGCTCATGTAGGGCTTTGTTGTAGTCTTCGATGAGCGGCGCAGGGATAACCGATACCAGGCCGGAGTCGCCCTCGAAGCACGTTCCCCGAACGTCTGCGGATGTCGGAGCGGCCACCAGCCAGCGGGTGCCAGGGTTCTCCCACGCCCACCAGCCGATCTGCTCTGCAGCCGTCCGAGTCTTCCCGGCACCGCGTCCAGCGAGCATCAGCCAGATTGACCAGTCACCAGGCGGTAGGATTTGGTGCGGTAGCGCCTGCTGCAGCCAGGTGAGGCGCCATGCCATCGCTAACCGCTTTTCCGGCGGTAGCGCCCTAAACGCCGCCTGGATCTCCGGATCTGCGAGATCAGCGAGACTCAATCTGTCGGCTCAACTCTACGTTCTTCAGGAGAGCGGCAAGCATCTTTTCAGCCTGGGACTCCGCCTCGATCTTGATCGGTGCTTCTGCGTCCCCGGCCAGAGTGGTCCTGTCGCCGTACCGCTTAGGGTTCCACTTCGCTAGCAGCTTGAGGGTAATCTCCGCTCTGGCCTTGACCAACTGAACGTACCCAGGGTCAATCTTGTTGCCGCCCTCAGACATAATGCGCTCAGGCTCGTCGTACATTTCCATGTACGCCCGTTCAGCCATTGCATCCTGTCCGGTTTCTCGTGCGCGTGCGATGGCTGAGGAAAGCCCGACGCCTCCGCCAGAAGCCACAGCCTGATCGTCCCTATACATCCAGTCATAGACAGTACGCCATACTGGGAACCCTTCTCTCCTGCATATTTCTCTCAGTGGGACGCCTTCACTGAGCAGTTCGCACATCTGTTGGGCGATCTCTGGAGTGTACTTACTGGGCCTACCGGTCTGTTTGGGTTGTAGGCCGACTGGCGTATCAACGGGTTGCTTTTGCGCCTTGGCGGGCTTTTTGGTACGCGGGGTTTCTGCCTGGGGCATATTCCTCTCCGGGTGATGTTTTGGAGAGTGTACCGCAACTGTAACTTTAGAAACAACGAAGGGGCCGTAGCCCCGTTGTGGATGTTAGAGAACGATGTCCCATGATTCAGCAAAATAGTCCTGGATCTCGGACTCGATGCGTTCAACATCGTCGTCACCGACCTTGCGCTGCAACCAGGGAGCTGGGCGGCCGCGGCGATCAAGAACTTCCCAGTCGGACTCGGTGTAACCGGCGTAGTCCCAATCGCTGGCTGCGTTGCGGCTGTACGACCCCCGCACGCACTCGTAGTTGACGACGCCGATGATGCAGGGGATGCCTGCTACGCGGGTTTCGATCTCTGCTATGAAGTGTGTCATTCTCTGTTCCTTCGCTGTTGGGCGCTGTGCAGCGCATGAGTAGAACTATAAACCAATTTGGTTGGGGTGTGTAAAAAAATATTTCTATCGGCTGACCTGGCCCCATAGGTTTTGCCTAAAGGTCATAGGTGAGCTAGCAGCAGGAGTAGTACAGCAAAACTGACAGCTCCGAGGATGTCGTCAGCTTTCATGTGTTCTTCTCCTTTAGCGTTGCTTCGAGGTAGCGAGCAAACTGTTGACACCAATCGTCCGGGTCGGTGTTCCAATCGTTTGGGGTTTCGTACTCGACATGGCAAAACCCCTCATGTACTTCCTCATCCGTCAGCCCGACCCATTCTCGCGGTTCCGTGTACAGAGGCACCGTATGCGGCGGGTCTGGCATCGGCACAAAGCAATCAGGCCAGCCGTGGATGCGCTCGTCAACGTAGGCGACAGGCTTCCCAGGAGCCGCTTGCTCAAGCGAGAACGCCTGCCCCATCTGCTCGGCTGTATATGTGGTGATCGACCCATCAGGCCACTTGACCCATGCTCCGCCGTCAATAGATGTCGTATAGACCCGGCACAGTTCGTCGCTTTCCATGCACCGGACATAGGTGCCGCGCCTATACCTCGGCTTCTCAGCCTGCTCGATGGCAGCGCGGAGGTTGTCCATCGCTGCGTCGATCTCACCCGGCAAAGAGATAGCGTTCTCACCGATGCTGAGTTGGTTGATTTGCTCTAACACCTCCAGCGCCTGTCGCATGACCTCGATGCTCATCTCCGCCTCCACAAAAACCCCAACGTCAGACCATCAACGAAGTTTTGTTTGAACCGCGTCTCAGGTGCCCATGCGACGTAGCCAGTAAGAATGCCGACTGCGTAGCCGATGAAGAACACTTCTGTCATTTCTCCTCCGTTCGGATCATGTATTTCGGTGTGAACTCGATAGATTTAATCTCAACAATCTGCTCATCTTCAAGTTCAACAACCAACGTATCGCCTTTTATTTCTTTGATGAGGCAATAGATGGCAGGCCAGCCAAACCAACCTGTGTAGCCGATTTTCATTTCTCACCTCGTGCTCGGATAGCTGCTGCAATGTATTTCGGATGCTGCACATTCATGCCTGCAACCATCTCGGCACACGCCTCTCGTTCTCTTGCTACCGCCCTCCTAGTCGCAACACACGCAGGACGCTGGCACTCAGCGTGGCAGGTGTGGATGCTGTCGTAGGACAGATGCTGTTCGATGAGGTTGGCGAAGCGTACACAGTCATCTGTGATTTCTTCCTCTACTTCGTTTATGTGTTTGCTCGCACTTTTGCCAGTGCCCAGCAACCCAGCCTCGCGCGCCATGCGGATGATGTCGTCTCGGTTCATCACATCTCCCGTATCATCTGAGCTAGCAGGTTGGGGTTTGTGAAGTCTGCGTTCTCAACGAACCGCGCGCACTCTTCTCTTTGGTCTTTCCTTCCTTTCTCATAAGCC